TCATCATGTCCAGCACCGCTTGGGTGCGGGTGAACGGGCTGTCCGCTCCACCGAGGGTGTTGGAACTTACAAGGTGGGTGCGGATTTGGCCGGGAACTGAATAGGTCACTTAGTTACCATTTCTCGCGATTTGCCCAGTAAGCGGCGGACATTTTACCTCTTTTGATATTAGCGGCGTGGCGTTTCTTAAATGCTTCGCGGCGTTTACGCGAGGATTCGCTTTCGTTGTCCTTTTTTGGGCTGCCTGTTACGCCCTGTTGGCCGAAACGGATCAGTTTTACCGTGTCGCCTTCTTTGGCAAGCACGGCGTGGCTCTTGTTTGCGTGGCCTGGGGTGCGTTTTGGCTTGTTGTAGCCGCTAAATTTTTCGCCTCGGTATTCGATCATTCTTCGTCCTCAACTTCGATCATTACTTCGATACCGCTGGCAAGACGTACCATCAGACCTCCGAAGTCCTCGGGGTCTTGGGGCGTCATAAAGGCGAAGGAGGCTTCGGTGGTGCGGCTTTCGGAATCCACCTCAAGGTGGGTGCAAAAGCCGGTGACGATTCGGGTGCCCATTATCCGTGGTAAGCAGTGACAATATGGGGCGTTAAAGATACCGTTCCAGAGGCAATGGAAGCAATTCTCATGCGGATCTGGGATGCAGGCTTCCCGTTGTAGAAGTAGACGTATTGGCCGGATTCATTGATGGTCTTACTGGTGTCGATTGTGAACCAGTTGCCGTTGCCGTTGAAATTTGCCTCTAAAGCTAAGGTGAAATTGCCTTCGCTTGTGACGGCAGCTGCAAATGAGTATTCGCTGGTGTGGCCATGGACCGCGAACCAGTCGTTTACGGCGGTCATTGTTGCCCCTGTGTATTCGACGACGTTTGTAAACCGGTCGACGGCGGTTGTAGCGACAGCAGCCATTACTTTTTACCCTTTGGTTTGCGTTTTTTAGCTGTTTTGGCTGCTTTTTTGAACGCTCCAGCGGTTGGGGCGCCCTTTGAGCCTGGTTTACGCATTTTTTCGTTCGCGCCAGCCTCGATACGCTTACGCTTGGCGTGGATATTGGCGTAAAGACCGCGTTTTGCCATGGAAATCGCGACAGCTGTTCATATTCTACTTCTTGGGGCCTTTCTTTCCCTTGGGCTTCTTCTTTTTGCCTTGGCCGTAGTGTCCGGGCATTGATTTATGGGGTGGGTTCAGCTGAATCTACCTCTTTTTGTGGTGTTATTTCGGCCTCGATTACGCCGCTTTCGGGTAGTTGGGCGGTGACTACTTTGGGTTCTACTTGGATACTTAGTGATGGCACTTGGACTGATACTTGTTCCGGGGTGTTTTCGCCTAAAACGCGGCCCAGGGAGTCCAAAACTTGGGCTGCGACTTGGTAGTGGCCCTTTTTCATCGCGGCGTGGACGACGCGGAGGCGCATCGTTTGGATGCGGCCCAGCATGGCTTCGCGGTCGCGGATCCAGTCCTCTTCGGTCCACTGTTTTACTTGGTCCCAGTCGCGCCAGGCAGTGGGGATGCTGACTCCTTCGCGGGCAGAATGTTCATATACGATTTGGCGCACGCTATGGCCGTCCAGTTGGTGCCGGTACATTCGGCGTTGGCGTGCCTCGATGTATTCTTGGGCGCGTTTATCACCACGGCTTCGCTTTTGTGGCCCCTCGTAATTAACCATTAGTTCGTGTAGCTCAATACAGCCTATATGAAGTGGTGCCCATTACGCCTGATTTTGCCAGGTTGAATTGTTGCAGGCATAAATAACCGAAGGCGTCAAATGCGTGGTCTACGCCTAAATTTTTGTTTGGTAGGCCCGTTCCAGGGGCATAGGTCAGGCTGCGGAATGATTTGATTAGTTCCTTGCAGCGGGGGTGGATGAAGCAGCGGCGCGTTCCAGTGGCGTCTAGTAATGCGGTGTTGACGGCGGTGATTTTGTCGCGTACTTTCCATGGGCTGCGTGGGGCGCAGACGCGGAATCCCGATTTTCGTAGGATGTTGTGGTCTGTAGCGCCTACACCTTGGGTTTTGCGGGCGCCGCCCGTGGGGTCCGGGCAGGCCATAATGCGACGTTCCAGGCCGAAGCGGCGGATTACTTCTTCCGTGAAGTCCCAGGTGGTGGCGCCGCCCGTTAGGTGGATTTCGTCGAATACGTAGAGGGTGTCGTTGTCCTTGACCGCGCAGATTCCGGTCATTGGGTCCACGTTGAAGTCGACGCCTAGTAGTAGTGGGAGGATTGGGATGTCCTTTGCGGCAGTGCTGATGTTGGCGTCGCCGAATGAGACGGCAACGAGACCGGATAGGTTTTCAAAGCTGGCCTCGAACTCTTGGCGGAAAGTTCGTGGGTCCAGTTGACCCCGTGCAGCTTCGATTTCTTCCGGTGGGACGTTGCCGCCCTGGATTGTAGTGAAGCTCCACCGTTTCCAGTTGGTGTCGCCTGTGATGCAGTATTGCCAGAGTTCGTAGAACCAGCTGGCCGTTCCATCGGGCGTGGAAATAAATAAGGCCCAGCCCTGTTTGTCGGCGAGTGCGGGGCGGATCACCTCGAACCAGACGGCGGCGTCCATAAATGCGGCTTCGTCGAGTACCACGCCGGAAAGGCTGCGGCCTCGCAGTGCCATTGCGTTTTCGGTGCCCTTCAGTTCGATTGTCGAGCCGTTGACAAGTTCCAGCTTGAGGTCCGTTTCGTTCTTGGACTTGATCCAAGCTGCGGGGACAATACGTTTCATGACTTTCCAGGCAATATCTTTTGCCATGCGGTAAGTCGGGGCGCAGTAAAAGAACGTTTCGCCGGGGCTGGCAATCGCTCCACGCAAGAGTTCGATGCAGGCTAGGTAGGACTTTCCGAAGCGGCGGCCTGCGACCAGTACGCGAAAACGTACGTCGCTGTTGAAAACTTCACCCTGTGCGTGCCGTAGCGATAGCGGGGGTGGTGTGCGTACGGCCATGTATTACAGAAGAAAGTATTTGGTGCGTATTTTTTTGGGGCCTGTACTACAGGATAGTTGACTTTTGGTGGATACCCCCTTAGTATTACAGTAACAGATGTTTCCCACGTACCAGCAGGTTCCCTATGTCCTTACGCCATGCCGCCCTTGTTGCGAACCCGCCCCCCTTATTGAGAACGGGTCAATTGTTACATTTTGTGACGCGGGCTCACTCGTCAACAGCAGCGCCAGCAGCGAGGGTCAGGCAACCGATCGACGTGGTGGCAAGTGCGACCAACGCAACGGCCTGGCTGGCAGCCTGTGAGTTGTCTGGCTTGTCGGCTAGTACAGAACCAACGGCGACAGCGCCGAAGGCTGCTGTGGCCCCGCTGAGAGCGAACACAGCGACGTAAAAGAATTTCTGAGGGATGTAGTTGGACATGATAAGAAGTTCTGATGTAAAGAGTTGTAAAAGCTGAGGCTCATCTCACTAAGCGTGCGCTAAGCGACGTGACACAGTGGATTGGCTGATGCCTAGCTGTTGAGCAATCTGACGCTGACTCAACCCGTAGTGACGGCTAAGGCGCTTGGCTTGTCTAGTCTGGCGTTGGGTCTTGGACTCTGTAGCCCAGATAATCACGGTCAGCGGTAAAAGAAGAATCAACGCGATGATCGCAGCAGTAGATGTGGTGATCATTGGAAGTAGAACCGAAAGGGCTTAGGTGATGCTCTCCTTTCGGTCTCTATCCTACTACATAAACAGCAGCTGCCAACGTGCAACGCCGACAATCAATTCTCAAGCTGTCACACTGTCAACGATCCATTGGCTGAGCGCCTTCTTACGCGCCCCATGCGCCTTAAAAACCACTACACACTTCCTAAAACCTTCACTAGCTTGCTGTGCTTCCAAAGGCTTCGCGCACAGCTTGCAAGCTTGGCAGGTGACGCCGTCGCGGTATTGTTGCGGGCAGGCTACGAATTTAACGCCGTGCTCATCGGTCCAGTGTTTGCGCTTATCATCGTGGGCAGCAACGCAAACTGAAGCGAAACCCTGACGTGTCATCTCAGAAGCCTGTGCCTCGGAGTTGCAGGACAGATTAATTGTCCAGCCTGCCTGGTTTTGCTCTTTGATTGTTTCTAGGTTTGACTCACTATGAATATGGTGGGTATAACCGTAGGGCTTAAGAGCGTGGTGCCGAAA